TCTGGAAATATATCTGAAGTTAGTTGGTGGTCAGAATGGCTGATATCAGATTTGAAGATAACACCCTGAGGATCATTAATGCAATGAGTGATAAAATCAATATAGCACTTGAAGAATCAGCTGGTGAACTGGAATCACAGGTTAAGAGAAATACCAGAGTAAAAACAGGACAAACCAAAAACAGCTGGAAACACAAAGTGGATAATGATAAACATGAAGCGGTTGTTGGTTCAGACTTAGAAAACGCAATTTGGGAAGAATTCGGTACTGGTGAATATGCGGTAAATGGTGACGGCCGTCAAGGTGGTTGGTACTATGTCGATGAAGAGGGTCACGGACACTTCACACATGGTAAAAAACCATCGAGAGCGTTACACAATGCATATACCACACTTAAAAATAAAATCAAGAAACATTTACAGGATGCACTGAAGGGGTTGTGATTATGGATAAATTAAAATTTCTCAATGAACAAATGAAAATCCTTCAGATACCATATGCATTCATGGAATGGACTGATAAAGTACCAACTACATACTGGATCGGTGAATATTCTGAATCACCGACAGGAACTGAAGATGGTGCTGAAGAATCAACATTCATTCTGACAGGTACAACTAGAAGTTCATGGTTAGACCTTGAAGAAACCAAAGAAAAAATCAAAAATCATTTTCCATCGGTTGGTGGATTGAGAGCAAAAACAAACAGCGGTTCAATCGCTGTTTTTTATTTGTCCTCAATTCCAGTTCCAACGGATGTGGCAGATTTAAAACGTATACAAATCAACCTTGAAATCAAGGAATGGAAAGGAATTGAGTGATATGGTAAGAGGTAAACACGGTGTATCAGCAACCACACCTGAAAACATCCTTTTAGGTGCTGGCACAATTCACAAAGACCTTAAATGGAACGCTGAAACAAGTACCTGGGACGGTTCAATCATAGGTGCTACATCAGGCGGTAATAAAATATCTATCGCTGGTGAAATAATCAATATTGAACTTGATGGGGCATTGGTGAAGGTCAAAGGTTTAGCTGTTAAACAGGGCGGTACAGCGACAATGGAAGTGAACTATGCTGAAATCAATTCTGAGATAATGCAGAAGGCAGCACTGATGACTACAAAGGAATCAGATGTTGAAGGTTACACACTTATTGTTGATAAAGCTGAAATCAATGAAGGTGACTACTTTGAAAATTTTGCATTCGTTGGTAAAACAGCAAATGGTCTGAAGGATATTATTGTTATCTTTGAAAATGCACTTTGTACATCCGGTTTAGAGATTGAAGGTAAAGCGAAGGAAAACAGTGTTATCAAGCTAACGATGGAAGCATACGCAAACAATGAAGGTGAGCTTGACACATTACCAGTCAAGATTTATTACCCTGATGAGGTGATCGCATGATTAAGGTAAAGGTGTTAAGACCTTTTACTGATAAGGTGTCTGGTGTCAAATACAAGAAGGATCAGATTGTTGAAATGACACCAGGGCGATTCATTGAAGTCATCAGAAAAGGTGATTTTCTTCAGATAGTTGAGAAAAAAGAGAAAGGACCGTTGAATGATGGAAACAACGAAAAAGAAATATGAATTCAGAAGACTTGAATCAAAAGATGTTTTTATAATGACTAAAATTATCGGTAAAGTTGGTGTAAATAAATTTTCCGAGTGTTTAAATCAGTCTTCAGTTCAGACTATCATCTCAAAGATGAAGGATTCTGAAAATAAAGAAGAAAACATCACAGCGGTTGGTTTATCTGTAGCACTTGAAATAGTAAATGTTATTTGTTCCAATCTTGACAAGTGTGAGAATGAAATATATCAGTTACTTTCACAGACTTCAAACCTGAAGGTTAAGGAAGTTCAGGAACTTGATATGGTGACATTCTTTGAAATGATCGCTGATTTCGTTAAGAAAGAGGAATTTAAAGATTTTTTCAAGGTTGCATCAAAGTTATTCAATTAGGCGAATTTGAATTTATGGACTTGCTATTCACAAAATACGCAAGTCCATTTTCTTTTATGGATGCAATGATTCAGAATTCAAAATTTTGTGAATTTATCACCAAAGTAGTGAAGGCAAAACATGAAGCTGATGAATGGGAAATCTATTTGCATAAGGTGTGGGATAAATCATTTGGTGATTTCAAGAAGGAAATACAGTTGAATCAGCAACACCAACACATGAGTACATCACAGATGGAAAATACCATTCACGGCTCAATGGATATTCTGAATCGTTTTAATCCTGAAGGTGGGTGATTGAGATGACAGAATTATTTAGATTGTTAGGAACAATCACAGTGAATAACAGCGATGCTATCAGGTCATTAAATGAAACCAGTCAGGCTGGTAGTAATGCAGAAAGTAAGCTGGGTAAAGCGTTTAAGGGTATTGGTGGAGCAGCGGTGGCAGTCGGTAAAGCTGTCGGAACAGCGATGGTTGCTGGTGGTGTAGCAGTCACCGGACTAGTTACAAAATCGGTCCAGGCATACGCAGATTTTCAACAGCTTGAAGGCGGTGTACAAACATTATTCGGTGCTGGCGGTAAGTCGCTTGAAGAATATGCCGAATCAGTCGGTAAATCGGTCGATGAAGCTAAAAGTGAGTATGACAAACTGATGAACGCACAACGAACAGTAATGAATAATGCAGATAAGGCCTATAAAACAGCCGGAATGTCAGCGAATGAGTACATGGAAACTGTCACAGGTTTTTCAGCTGCCTTAATAGCATCTGTTGGTGGTGACACTGAGAAAGCGGCCGAAAAAGCAAATCAGGCATTGATTGATATGTCTGATAACGCAAACAAAATGGGTTCAGATATGGAATCTATCAAGAATGCGTATAGTGGTTTTGCAAAACAAAACTACACCATGTTGGATAACCTGAAGTTGGGTTATGGTGGTACACAGGAAGAAATGAAACGACTTCTTGCAGATGCACAGGCTATATCAGGTGTGGAATACGATATTTCCTCATATGCTGATGTAGTTGATGCAATTCATGTTATTCAAACTGAAATGGGTATCACAGGAACTACAGCAAAAGAGGCATCGTCAACTATATCAGGTAGTTTGGGTATGGTCAAAGCATCATGGGCAGATTTACTGACAGCTATGTCAGGTGACGGTTGGGATTTAGGTTTATACATAGATAAATTTATTGATAGTGCTGAAATAGCAGTTCAAAACCTACTTCCTGTTATCAGCACAGCCCTAACTGGTGTGGTTCAGCTGGTAGATCAGGTAGCACCAATAATAATCGAAAAAATCCCTGAAATCTTAAATCAGCTTTTACCAGTCGTGGTTGAAGCTGCAACAAATTTGTTGATAAGTCTTGCTGATGCGATTCCAGGGGCTATATCAGTATTGATGGACGTACTTCCGTCATTGATTTCAGGACTGGAAATGATTGTAAATGCATTGATATCAGCGTTACCTGGTCTGATGGAATCTTTGATGTCAGCATTACCAACACTATTACCGATGTTAATTGATGCTCTTGCATCCATGATAGTAACCTTGACAACAACACTACCACAGATCATGCAACCTATAATCGACAACCTACCACAGATTGTGATGAGTATTGTAACAGCGTTAATAAATAACCTTCCTATGTTAATTGAAGGTACTGTGACCTTGATTGTTGGTTTAGTAAATGCAATACCACAGATTGTAGTACCTTTGATTGAGATGATGCCGGAAATAATCAAAATGCTGGTTATGGCTATTGTTGATTCAGCACCACTACTGGTGGATTCATTTGTGAACATATGGAACAGTATAAACATAGCAATTGACGAAGTTGTAAATGCGATAATCGAATTGGTAGGTAAGCTGTGGAACTGGTGTGTGGAATACGTTGGACCAGTACTTGAAGAATACAAAACCATCATTCAGAATGCCTGGAATAAGGTTAGAGATGCTATTTCAAATGCTATGAATGCAGTAAAAACGGCAATTTCAAACGCATGGAACAATATCAAAGATACCACATCAAACATCTGGAATGGTATCAAGTCCGGTATACAAAATACCTGGAACGGTATAAAATCAGGCGTTTCAAGTGCTATAAACGGTGTTAAATCAACAGTTACATCTGTATGGGACACAATTAAATCAAAGACAACTAGTGCATGGAACGGTGTGAAATCAGCGATTGAAACACCGATCAATAAAGCAAGAGATTTAGTAAAATCGGCAATAGATAAAATCAAAGGATTTTTTGACTTTGAATTTAAATGGCCGAAAATGCCGATGCCCCACTTTGGAATAAGTCCTGACGGCTGGAAAATTGGTGACTTACTTGATGGTAGCATTCCAAAGTTATCAATTGACTGGTACGCAAAAGCGATGAATAAACCGCAAATTATGACAAGTCCAACAGTATTCGGTTATAATCCAGCGACAGGAAACTTCATGGGCGGTGGCGAAGCCGGATCAGAAGTAGTCAGTGGTACAAATACACTGATGAACATGATTAATCAGGCTGTAGGTAGTCAGATGAGCGGTATTTCATATTACTTGCAACAGTTAATCAGCATGTTAGCTGATTACTTCCCACAGGTAATTGAGAACATGGGACACGACATTGTTACAAACGATGGTGTAATCATTGCACATTACACACCGTTGTTTGATAAAGAATTCGGAAAAATAAAAGATAGAAAGGATAGAGGACGATGATAGAAACAGGAATATATTTTGGTGATATTCACAGTTACTATGATTTAAACCTGGTTTTATCATCGGTGACTATCCCACCAGCAACACCAAAGACAAATTATATTGATATTCCCGGTGGTGATGGTTCGATCGATTTGACTGAAGCACACGGAGAAATAAAATATAAAAACCGGGAATGTACATTTGTCTTCACTGTATCACCTGATGATGACTTGACATTTGAAGAACGAAAAATGAAGGTGTCAACCGCACTGAATGGTGTGAGGTGTAAAATCATTCTGGACAAAGATCCAAACTGGTATTATAACGGACGATGTACTATAAACGAATATAAACAGGATAAAAACCTATTACAAATCACAATTACAGCAACAGCTGAACCATACAAATACAAGTTAGGTGAAACTGTAGCAACTTTTGCAGTCAGTGAATCAACGTTATTAGCAACGATCAAGAATGAACGAAAAACAGTAGTCCCTGTAATTGAATGTGATATAGACGTACAAGTGATATTTGAAGCAAGTGTGTTTCAGTTAAACACAGGAAGAAATAGAATTTTAGAAATCAATCTGAAACCTGGTGAAAATAAATTTCAGCTCATGGGTATTGGTGGTGAAGGAACTATCAGATTTACATTTCAGGAAGGGGCGTTGTAAATGTATCAGATTAAGTGTGATGAATACACATTGTTTGATTTACGTGTCCCTGAATTGATCGTAACTAGTCCGAGGGTAAAAGTTGAGGTCAATACGGTTGGTGAATGTTCCTTCACTATATATGACACACATCCGTATTATGACAAGTTACAAGAATTGAAGTCAGTCATTGAGGTATCTGATGAAATAGGTGTTATTTTCCGAGGTAGAATGACCAACAATACACTGGATTTTAACAACAGTAAATCAGTTGATATTGAAGGTGCAATGGCATATTTTAATGATTCCATTGTCAGACCATACAACTTCCCTGAAGATTTTCTCATGAATGATGATTTCATAAACAGTACAAATGTAGTTGAATATTTCCTGAAGTGGTTGATTGATAATCATAATTCACAGGTTCAAGAATTCCAGAAATTTAAACTGGGAACTGTAACTGTGAGTGATCCAAACAACTATATTACCCGGTCAGATACAGGTTATAAAACCACATGGGAAATACTGAAGAGCAAATTATTTGAATCAAACTTAGGTGGTTATTTGTGCATCAGATATGAGAATGATGGTAACTATATTGACTACTTATCAGAATTTGAATTGACAAATACACAAAGCATAGAGTTTGGTAAAAATCTATTAGATATCACAACTGACAGGGATGTATCAGCAACCTTCACAGCAATAATCCCTGTCGGTGGAGATATCACCGATGAAGTTGAAAGTGAAGTTGAATCTGACACTGAGAAAAAGAAAAAACTGACGATTCAAGATTTACCGGATGGAGATATCACAGATGACATTGTTAAGGTTGGTGATACGCTTTACAGTAAATCAGCTGTACAGCGGTATGGGTGGATATATGCACCTGTATCAGAAACCACCTGGAATGATGTCACCGTTGCAGAAAATCTCTTAAATAACGGTGTTTCATACTTATCAGGTGAAGCGATATTTGGTGTAAACACTATTGAAATTTCAGCTGTAGATTTACACTTCAGTGATGAAACAATTGGATCATTCCGAATATACAGAAATGTCAGAGTAACATCATTACCACATCAGCACAATGATATATACCAGGTTACAAAACTGGACATAGACCTATTAAACCCACAAAATACGAAAATAACAGTGGGTAATAGTGGTTTATCGTTAGTTGATATCAACAGTAAAGAAATTGCAAACATAGCAAATAAAAATGAATCGGTTGAAAAAAACATTGAAGAAAATAAAACGCAGGTAACACAACTACAAAACAGATTATTGGAGCAGAACACCACACTGGTTAATACCTGTAATGAAATCATAATGTCAGCATTAGAAAACTATGTTGAAACATCAAATTATGAAGAATTCAGGGAAACGGTTGAAGCACAATTGGTGATTCTGTCAGATGCGATCACAATGAACTTCACAACAACTACTGAACAGATTAATGATGTAGGTGGAGATTTACAGACAAAATTCACCGAATTATATAAATATATTCGTTTTTCTGAAGATGGAATTGAAATTGGTGACGG